GATCGACATGGAGCGCATCGCTTGTGATGACCGAGCGTGTTTGAGAGGTTCTTCGATGGCGATGACGAAAGGTGTATTGAGTGCCATAAACCATAACTGGATGGCTCGCGTATCCACCTCACGTTTCTTTTTGACCTTGTAGGTTGGCATCGGCAACTTGTCGATGATGCTACCATTGTGTGCAGAGATTGCACACAGACCACCATCAAGACCGTTGTCGATGCCTATGATCATGATTATGACTTCAGACCTGTCAACAGGTCGTAGAGCTTCGATGATTTTTCCACAGCTACCAGATGCCACTCGTCCTGATTGCTATCAATGACTGAGCAAATCTGAATTGAACTGTTTATCTCTTCTTCAGAGATTTCAGAAGGTCTAGCCACATCTGCGAGAGCTGCGCAGAAATAATCGATATGACCAAAATACACGTAATTCGTTTTGAATAGATCATGCGCTGCACGAATAATCGCTTTGGGGACGCTCTTATTGGTTGTTTTGGAGAAGGTATCGATGATGACATCTTTGGTGGGGAGTGATTCTTGATAATGTGCGGTTACAGTTGGTTTCTTCTGCCCAACTCTTTCGTCCATCAGCAACGCTTTGCCGAGGATAGCATAGTTGATCATGTCTTCGAAAGCATCATCAATCGTTTCATCGGATACCTTCAAAGCACCATCCGACACAAAGGTCTTGATGCGCATCATCTTGTCCTGAATCCGCAGCAGCAATCCCATTACAGGATGCAGTCCAAGCGAGGTGGACATCTTGAAGTTAGTGAGTGCATCTTTGCTGGTAGCACCACCGCTGTAATCGTTGTTCTTCTTTTGAACAATGCCGTAGCATTTATCGCATGTCTGCTTGTGCAGATTCAGTAGGTCAGTCGTATTCATAATTCAAATGGGGAGCGAGTCAGCCCGAACCAATACCCCGTCACCTTTGGCAGGCGTAAGCAGCTTGATGTTTTTCGGGAGAGATTGAATGTAGACGATCTCTTTCATGGTCTTCGGAAATACCCGATACCACAGTCCGTCTGCTTTGGATGTTCCGAAACTTGGTTCTCCACCAGTGTCTATCCGTAGGATAAACTCGGGGCTCATCACTGGTGTGCGGTCAGCAAACATGCGACAAAGTATACGTAGGTAATTTCCAAAGGAAAGGAGAAAATGATTATTCTTCAGGATCGTCGGCAGATTCTGCATCGATGATCTGACTTCTCATACTCTTGACCGTGCCGTTACCCTTGTCGGCAGCACCGTTATTGAGGATCGAAATGTCGATGGACAGCTTGCTTGTGCCCCCGCCAGTCTTGGCATTCAGCCCGAGGTTACGTCGAATGAGCTGATCCAGCTCGCTGAGCTCACGGATCGTCTTTGGTGGCTTGAGCCCACGCATACTGTCACGCAGTAGCTTGATGCCAGCGGCAGCGATGTAGTGCTGGTATTTGTCTGCTGGGCTACTCTGCGCGTCCGCGATGTCTGCAAGCACCACATCTTCTTGCAGTGAAGCGTCGAGCTTCGATTGGGTAATCGCGGAGGTCGTGACCTTCATCAGGTGCTCTTGGAGTTCCTCCTTCAGTTCGTCCTTCTCCTCATCCACTTCGACGGGCTCGAGTTTGGCGAGCATGTTCGGACGCTCCTTGGCAGGGATACCGTTGTTGCGAAACCAACGTCGAATCGTCGCAGGGTGCACACCGATGTCTCTTGCTATCGATGCGTTAGACATGCCGAGGTCGTTGAGGTGCAGTGCTCTCTTGAGCGTTCGTTCCTGCATCGCTGCTTCTTTTGCAGCCTCAAGATCGTTGTTTACTTTCTTTTTGAATGGCATTAGGATGTGGGGAAGTCCCTGTTAGTATGTCTGACGATTTTAGCAAACGCAAGAAAATTCTCGAGCCGCAGATCAACCCTGTCACAAAGATGATGGATGTAGGTGGTTTATCCATTCCACCAACTAGTCTGATTACGGCACTGCTGTTCGGGTTCGCGAATCACCCCAAGCCTATCGCCAAGGAATTTTATTTCTGGCGTATCTGTGATGAGCTGTGGAATCGACCAGACCTACCAGAACCCATGATGGTGCGACACCCTTGGGCTGAACGTATGATCAAAGAGGCGATCAACCACAAATACCTTGCCATCGGTGGTAGTGCCAGTAGTGGTAAATCACACACGATGGCAGCGTGGGGTGTCGTAAACTGGCTATCAAGACCACGGGATACCCTCGTGCTCATGACCTCTACCACCCTACGTGAAGCACGGAAGAGGATTTGGGGTTCAGTCATCTCACTGCTCTCGGTCATCGAAGACGTTGCACCAATCAAGATTCGGGATTCAATCGGTAACGCAGCCTACGTGGATGAGAACGGCATTCTGTTTGAGAAGGCAGGTCTGTCCCTGATCGCAGCCGAGAAGAGTAAGACACGGGAGGCTATCGGTAAGTTCATCGGTATCAAACAGAAGCGTGTGATCCTGATCGGTGACGAGCTTTCCGAGTTGTCCGAGGCAATCCTGAACGCTGGTCTATCCAACTTGTCCAAGAACCCCTCGTTCCAGATGATCGGGATGTCCAACCCGAACAGTCGTTTCGATGCCTTCGGTGTCTGGTCAGAGCCCAAATATGGCTGGGACTCGGTGGACACACAGACTGATGACGAGTGGAAGACCAAGTGGGACGGACGCTACATCAGGCTGGACGGTGAGCGCAGCCCCAACATCCTACTCGGCGAGAACAAATTCCCGTGGCTGCCGACCCAGCAGAAGATCGATGAGGACAAGGCACTCCTCGGAGCGGAGTCTCGTGGATACATGCGAATGGTCAGAGCCATCTTCTTTGACTCCGATGAGACCACAGGTATATACACCGAGGCGGAACTATCCGCCAGTGGCGCACTCAAGAAGGGAGTGGAGTGGGGGCAAAAGCCCACGGTGGTAGCTGGGATCGACCCCGCCTTCACCAACGGTGGTGACCGCACCATTATGTATACTGCATACGTGGGCTACGATAGGGCTGGGCAATACGTCATCGAGTTCGGGGATGCGATCCACATGAATGATGACGCCACCAACAAGGCAGTCCCCCGAACCTACCAGATCGTCCACAAGATCATTGAACACTGCAAGAGGCTCAATATCGCACCTGCAAACGTAGCGGTCGATAGCACGGGTGCTGGTGCTCCGTTCTGTGACGTTCTTGCTGGAGAGTGGTCACCACACTTCCTTCGTGTCAGTTTCGGTGGCAAGCCTTCCGACAAGAGGGTCAGCATGAATTCGTCCCTGACTGGTGATGAGCTCTACACCAACAGGGTGAGTGAGCTGTGGTTCGTCGGAAAGGAGCTGATGCGCACCCACCAGCTCATGGGAATCAGCAGTGACCTCGCCCAAGAGATGTGTGCGAGGAACTATGAGCTTATCAAATCGAGTAGCTTAAAGGTTAAGATCGAGTCGAAAGGTGACTTCAAATCCCGCTTCGGACGGTCGCCCGACTTGGCTGATGCTGCATTTCTTGCCCTCGACTGTGCCCGTCAGCGCATGGGACTCGTGGCAGTCGATCCCCCAAAGGACTCAGGCTCAACGACTTATCGAAGGCAGAACACATTCAAGAGCCTGCAAAAAGCTCTTAACAACCCGAACGCATTTCTGGATTAGGTTTTGCAAATTGGAGGTAAAAACTTTCTATATAATGTAGTGGTGCTCTAATAATTTATTACAGCACCAAGACTTCAAAAGGAAAGTTTTTTAGTGATTCTGGAAATTATTACAGCACCATTGTTCACCCGAACTGTATCCCGAATCCTGTATCCCGCACCCCGAACCACGATTCCTGTGTCGGGAAAAAGGATACGGGATACGGGATACAAATGCGTTGACATTTCAGAATATATGGTATAGGTTGCCGCTCTACACTCCTTTCGTTATGGCCATAAGATACACAGATAGTAAACCTAGTCAGTATGTTAATAGCAATACATGGGATGCTCTACGACGTAAACAAAATGAAGAAGCTAACGCTAGGGCTGAGGAACTTAAAAAACAGGCTTTGACCGCTGGTAATTACACTGGGGAATTTGCTGATATTTTGAAAAAATCTAGTGAAGGTCTAGCTGATTCAATTCTTAATTTTACGAGCACTAATCCAAATCTGTCTACCGAACGACCTGATGGGTTAAATACTTTCATTCCAGATCTTGCAAAATCTAGCCCCGCTGGACTCGATAAATTAACTCTTACGGCGTAAACTGATCGTAAACGACTGTTGGAAGA